GCCGAATGCATTATCTTGATTTTTTGCAAGTCCAATTATTTTAAGTTGAGCTGTACCAGCCGCCATAGTTCCAGAAGCTTCTACTCCTGATACATAGTTCGGTGTTGAGCCAGCTGCATAAACGATGTCTGCACAATTACCAATATTGGCTCTTGCTACCGTTCCTGCACTTTGTACTTCGAACCTTTCGTAAGGATCGTCTGCAACAAAGCCTTGAATATCTGTAGCAGTATTAGATGCTGCAAGATGATTCGCCCATGTTGGTTTATTTGTAGCTGCGTCAGTATAAAAGATACCATTAAGCACGCCTATCAAATTTACGTCAGCAGCTGCTGCTACTTCAATATACCCTGTGTTATCCAATATTACTGGATCACCTTGATATATTGCAGCGCTTGATGCCGCTATTTGATATTCGCTTAAGCCCTGGTTATCTGGATTCTGACCAACTTTTCCGATAGCTCTCAGTCCGAAAGCTTGATCTACGTTTGCCATATTTTTTTCTCCTTTGTAATTAGTTCTTATGAACCAATTACGGGTTAAGTTTATTTAATTCGTTGGTCTCGAATTGTTAAAAAATTAACTTTTCTTTGAACCACCGAAGGTTACACGACTCTGTCGATCAACGTTGATCGGCATAGCTGAATGCTGTTCCTTCATGAGATCGTTATTCACTGCATCATCCTGATCTTTACCTTGTTTAGCATAATAATCAGTATATTGTTGCGCGAGCTCTTCCGGTATCCTAGCCAGCAATAGGCCGCCTACTCCGATTACTCCCTTGTATTTGCCGTCTTCAACTGCTGGAAAATCAAAGTCTGGATATTCATCAGAACGAACTAGTTCATAACCAGATCGTAATCGACCGGCTACGTTTTTCGTATCCTGAAAACCCATTGACTCTGCTCTAATCCAACGATGTTTGAATCCTGTTGGCGCAGGGGGTGCATCTAAAGCTGATGGTGGAGACCAAACTGTTGGTCGAGATGTTTTATCTCTAGTTTGACTCGCACGTGAAGTTGTTGTTTTTTTGTCTTGTTCCATATGCCTATACTCCTTCCGTGATTTTAAATTGTTTCGCATACTCTTCTAATGGCACACCTAATTTTCTAGCAATTGCTACCTGTGAGGATGTGAGTGTCACAGTCTTTTTGCGACCGGTTTTTACACTTCGCTTCGCTGAAGCTACTTGTTGTGTCGGCTTGGTCGTTTCCGTATCGACATTAGTATCAAATTTATTAGGAAAAGCAACTCTTATTCTTTTATCTAATTCAAAATAATAATCATCCGAAGATGGGTCATATCCTTCCTCATTTACTAATGTTTCATGTAGATCAAAAGCCGTGTAAGTCATAGGTTTATCAGTCCCAAACCAACGGTTTTTAGATCCCCAATGTTCTGCTTTTGGATCAGGAGCATTATTAGCTACTGGTCTTCTAGGGATATTTACGTTGTCCATTGTAGGAATAGTAGTTCCTTCAGACAATTCTTCCCTAACAGCTTTTTGTTCTAACAATCTAGCTTCTTCATAACCTAAACGAGAAATATCCTTTTGAATATCTACTTCTAAGTTAATGTCTCCATCTTCTCTGGCTCTAGCTAATCTAGCTTTAGCACCTTCTAAGGCAGAAACTAATTTAGATTCTCTATCTTTTAAACTGTTGGTTTCTAAAGAAGAGTATTTTTTAGTTATTTTTTCTCTCTCATCTTTTTGAACCCTTGCATAATTGATAGCTTCATCTTTTTGACGTTCTGCTTCTCTCCATTTTTTAGTGAGTTTCGCAATTCGTCTTTGCACATCTTTTGAATAAACTTCTAATTCGTCTTTCTTTACTTCTGTCTTCTCTTCTGTCTTCTCTTCTGTTTTTGTCTCTAGCTGCTCGTCGCTCGTATCGGGAGTCGAGGGGCTAGCTTCTTCAACAACAGGTGTTTCTGTAGTTTCTACAGACGTATCTTCCGACGTGATCTCTACTTCTTGATCCGGTGAAGAGGTGTCTATATCCACCATGTTTTCTTCTTTGTCTGGCATAGTTTTCTCCTATGTTATGGTTAAAATGAATGAAAGATATCTTCGGGATCTTCCACAGTTGCTAATACTTCATCATCATTTAGCAATCTTACTTCCCCGCCGTCTATTAAGATTCGGCTTCCTGCATATCTTGCAAAGATAACCCAATCGCCTTTTTTACACCATGGTCCTTCAGGAAATTTTTCCTTGTCATAACAATGAGGTCCCATAGCTAAAATTAATCCGCAAGTAGACGCAACTTGAGATCGTTCTATAGATTGTTCAGATAAATAAACTCCACCTTTGGTTTTAGTTTTTGCTTTAAAAGGCAAAACTAACATTCTCCAACCGGTAGGTGTTGGTAATTTTGTAGTAGCTTTTTCTTTTATTTTATCTTGAGCTTCTGCTTCTTTATTTATTTCTTCGGCTACTATTTTATTTTCTTCTTCGTATTTTTCTTCCAAAGCTAACTTAGTCTTTGGTACTTCCTTTTTCTTTTCCGATGTCGATAACGTTTCCGTCGTCATAGCTTTTGTGCTCCTTATTATCTAGCAGGTTAGAGATTTCCTGAATTATATATTGGTAGGCATGTGCCTGTCCTAGTAGATACTTGTATTTGTCCATATTGTCAATACCTCCACCTATCATGGTATCACCAATATTTTGATAGCTACTACTAAGTATTTTCTGTATTTTCTGTATAACGATAATATCGTCTGGTTGTTGTGCCATTAGCAGTTCCACTTTCTTAGAGACTTATTAATTCTGCTATCCGGGTCTCTGGCCGTTTTCGCAGATGTTAGTTTCTTTTTCATACCGCTCATTCTAGCACAGAATGAAGCACGCCTTTTGTTACCAACTTTTTTACTAGGAGCTTTTAGTTTGCCCCCTGTAGCTTTATTATAACTTGCTCTTCCTTTAGCATTCAGTCCACCAGATTTAGACTTTCCTTCTTTTCTTTGCCATGCTGGTGTTCTAGCCATTATTAGCCCTTCATTTTTTTAATATGTTTTTTAATTATTTTAGCTTGTTTAGCATGTGTCTTCGATGCTTTTTTCAAGCCTGTAACTACTTTCTTTAATACTTTCACCATTATTTTTTTAAGCTTTTGCAGTCTTAGCTGCTCTTCTAAAGTTAGATGCTGTAGGTGCGCCTTTAGTTCCAGGTTTTCTCATTTTCTCACCTGAGCCGGCAGCAATTCTCTTTTTTTTCGCGTGAATGTTTGCGTAAAGACCACCACTACCTTTTTTATAACCCATTCGTTTTGCAACTTCTGGAGCTTTTGATTTTAGTGCTCTTAGACCTGAACCTTTTTTACCTGTGGGTATTTTTTTAACCATATCTATTTATTCTCCTTACATGAACATTTTTTAATATTAAAAACAGTACAAAATAATAAGCAAAGTTTATCTTTAATTTTTTTAAACATTATTTTTTACTCCCGTTTGTTTTAATGATATCAGTAGCTTTAATTCCATAAATGGCCGCAACCACAGAAATCCAAAGTCCTGTTATCCACCAAGGCATACCATCTAATTTTTCAAAATACAAGTCTAGCTTTTTACTAATATCTTCGTCTTCTGCAAATACAGAATATCCTAGCAAAAATAGAGGACTTGAAAGCACCAATAAAACGAATTCGTCTTTCCAATCTCCTTTTTGAGTCTCTAATGCTTTACCGGAATACTCAATATCCCCTTTAGCCATTTTTTCTGCGTGCAACAATGCTGCATCAGACATAGCCTTCTTGGTCTTTTGTTTATTTTCGTAAATGGAACCAGCAGTCTTCGCTGCCATTCCTAGCAGGCTTAACCACATGTTAGTACCAGGTAGCTTTTTTACTTTTAGAAGATAGCATTCTTCTAGTTCCTTTTACTTCTACTGTTTGGGAAGTAAATGGATCCGTAGCTTCAATAGTCTTTCCACCTTTAGAAAAACCATCTTTGTTGGTGCCTACCATTACTTTTTTACTGTTATCTTTTTTCATAGCCATAATTATACCCTTTTTTATTTGTTTTGATACTTATTTTTTAGTTCAGCAGAGAGAATAGTTTTCTCAATAGATGTATCAGCCCTTAATTTAGATAGTTTTGCATTCTGATCTAATTTTTGTTGGTCTGTAGACTGGTTCATCATTGTTTTCATGCGATCTAAGTTGTTTCTTTGCTCATCATAACGTTTTTTACGCTCGTTATCTTGTGCTTGAAGGTCTAACTCTCTTGATTTGAGTGCTGTAAGCGGATCATTATCAAATTGAGAGGTAATTTCTTTTTCTTCCTTCAAAAATTCTTCCATCATCTCTGCTATTAACACTGCTTTTCTAGATTCTATCTTTTCAGACAACATTTTTGTCTGTATTTGCATTTGTTGAGCCATTTGAGGGTTCTGTTGAGCCATTTGTTGCATTTGTTGTAGCTGTTGCATCTCATCTCTGAATTCTACCTCTACTTGCTCTTGAGACATTAGAGAAATGTGTTCAAAAATGTTTTTTTCTAACGCTGCCATAATAGGAGGTGCATTTCTAGCTAAATTAGTCGCCATAAAATTCATATGGGTCGTAATATGTGCTCTATGATCTTGCCCTGGAAAGGCTTGGAATGGTTTCCCAGCAAGAGCATCAATTTGCTCTAATGCTGGGTCCTTTGGTTGTGGGGATTGGGGTCGAACTAGTATTTGATCGATATCTTTTACACCTAATGCTTCATACATATTTCTATATACTTCGTATTGGTTATGAATTTGTGGATTAGACATAGCTAGTTGCAATTCTGTTTGTGCAATAGAAATTCTTTGTGTCTGTGAAAATATATTAGGATCTGCAACCGGAAGAATATCAATTCTGTCATCAAAGTCTTGTTGTTTGATTACTCGTTCTCCACCTGCTACGTCATAAGGATACTCAGGAGGTAAATATAATTTGAACACTCTTGCTAACATTTTAAATTCTTGTTTTAGAGCTGCATACAATCTTTTATGAATTGCAGACATGGTTCTACTTCCTCTCTCCAACAGCGCTACGGTCGTTCCCACTGCCGCTTGTTGGTTCCCGTCTCCTACCTGCATGTCTGCTATTGAAGCAAAGCGTTGACCTGCATTCACAACGACCCCCATTAATTGTAATAAAGTTTGAGAAGGCTCTTTAAAAGGTAGCATCATAAAAGCGTCTTTTATGTTACCACCTGGAGCATCTACATCTCTAAATTCTCCTGGTTGAATAGCTTGTGCATCGTCTCTGATTCTTATTCCTCTTTGTTTAAATCCAGCTGGTAAATTAGAAAGAGTACCTGCATCTAACAACTGTCTTAGTGCTGAAGTAGCTGTTCTAGATAATCCACCAATCATGTGAATTAAACCAAAACCATAAAACCCTAATCCCGGTAAAAATTTAAAGTGTACAAAATATTGTATTTTAGATTTTTTAGGATCATTCATTTCAAAGTTTCTTTTAATAGATAGAACTTCTCTAGAAGTTTCTTCTATCGTTACAATGTAGGGAAGTTTAATACCGGTAGGTTCTCCGTCTGCTCCCATGTCTTCAAAACCTTCTAAATCTAAATTAACGTGACATTCTAATAGAGTGAATACATCATCGTTGTATCCTGTTTCTGTTACTCCTTCTAACTCACGTTCTTTTTTCTTTAGATCAGATTCATTGTTAAGACCTGGTGTTAATTCTACATCTCTATAGAAGCCACCTACTTGTTGTTTACGTAATTCGTTTGCAGAAATTTTAATAACATGAACAATAGCTTCTGCTTCATCTAAAGAGTTCGCTGAATAAGGAACTACTAAATCTTCTGCGGGTACAAATTTAGATACCGCTCTACCTTCTATCTCATCATAGTATACTTTTTTAAAAGCAGATCCAGCAAGAGGTAAATGGAATAACATGGTATCAAATTCTGGTTCATACTCTTTCATAACTTCCATCAATTGATAATTCATGAAATCTTTTACACGGGATGCTTGATTTGTTTTTTCTTCTGAGGAAAGACCTAATGTTTGTGTTCGTACCGGTCCGTCTGCAGGTAATAATTCTTTATAAGCTAAAGCTTGAAACTGAGTAACGGCTTCTGCAAGAACAGGATGGGTTGCTCCACTGGAACCTTGAAAAGGTTCACTTCTCATTTCGTATTTGAATCCTAATAAATCTAATCCTTCTCTGTAAGCTTGCGCCCAATCTTTTCTAGAGTTGTTATAATCTTCGTAGTTAGAATATAGTTCTGATCCTAGTTGACCTAAGAATTGATCGTCCATGTAATCAGATAAATTAGAATTATGATCCGGTGCAACTTCTCCCATAGCAGAAGGATCAAAATTAATATCTACGGAGCCATCTTCGTTTTCTATAATTTCTGTTTCTTCAGAAACTTCAACACCTCCAGGAGTAGATACTTCTGTTTCCTGTACCGTTTCTATTTCTTCTTCTGGTGATAAAAGTTTAGCTTCGTTTGGTAACGATTTGTCTATTTCTGCCATTTATTTTCTCCGTTTTTACTGTCTTAACAGTATTATAGTTAATATTCAAGCCCTGTGGGACAGGCCCTCTTTTAGGGGGTATCGTTAAGGTAAGTCTTTTTGGTTTAATCATAATCAATATCTGGATCAAGATCGTTTTTTTCTGAGTTTCTAATTTTTTCCATCTTTACGTTGTAATAATCTTCTCCATCAAGATTCTCATAATATTCTCCCCCGTCTGGACCAGTAGATCGTGTCATACGATCCTCTTCTCCAGGATTATAACGAGATCTATAATTATCAGGCTGGTTGAGTTCATCTCTTACTTTCATTCTTGTATTTGCCAGTTTTGTATTTTTAATTTTTCCGGTAGCTATTTTCTCTAAACCTTCCATATCGCTTAAAATTCCACTGCCACCTTTTGGTAGTTCTAATAAATCTGATCCTTTAAATATTTCTTCGCTAAGTTCTACCTCGTCTGCATCGGGACCAAATCTATAAGGTCTGCTTTCAAGTACTTCGAAAGTAGGTTTGTGATATTCATCTCCTAGAACTTTTTTACTTGGATGAGTATAAGTGATATCAAAAGGATCATCATAAGCCCCTCCTCCTTTTACTTCTATACTAATATCGCCATCGGCACCCCGACCTATATAACTTCCCCTCCCTCCCTCT